CTTCAACGTCCCATTTAACACCACGGAACTTGACTGTTTTCATCTTTTCGTTGATAATTTCTTGACTCATAAAACGATAATCGTTCTTAAAGTCGCCATCTTTGTTTTCAAAATGTATACCTACTGGCACAGTTTCGCCGTTGCGTTCTGCGTTAGTAATAGTAATCTTTGCATTTTCTTTATATTCACTACCATCAAGCAAATATTTTAATTTTTGTAATTGTGGCATACCAAATGTGCCTAACATATCTGGATATGGATTTGCAGTTTCTGCTTCCATAATAACTGAACGGTCATCTGCCATTGAGTTGATTGTTGTGCCTTCTGCTGTGCCTGTAACTTTAACTGTGGTTAAAAAACCTAAGTTTTGTGTGTGACTAACGATATCTGATAGAATGTCTTTCATTTAAATTACCTCCATGTGTATACTACTATTATATTTAGGTTTTGAATAAAAAGCAAATTTATTTTATTCAAAATCAAATAATTTGTTAAAATTGTTATCACTGCGGGTTGAACTGATATCCCATTCTAGAACACCAATTAAGTTCCCTAACTTTTCATCAATAACGGTACTTTCCATTTCGGCATCATCGAATGGTAAGTCTTTGAACCATTGTGGTAAACGTAATTCATCTACAGGATATGCCACCGAGGTATATGCCATCGGATTATCTTTAAGTTTACATACAATTACTTTCGCACCGTCAACAATATTCATCGAATATTTGTCTTCATACATACGTTTTAGAGTATTCCAATTCAAACTAGCACGAACGTGTCCGGGCATGTTAGTTTTACCTGCTTTCTTTTCTTTTTCACGATATTCTGAAATATTATTGGCACGTTTGGGACTACCTTTTTCCCAACCAGGTCTTGTTTTAAACTCTGTTCTAAAATCAGTGATATAGTCTAAAACTTCTTCTTTTGGTGCTCCATTCAGCACTTTAGTCAATACTTCACTTAAGAAGTCTTGAATAACCACTGGAGTATCTGAACGTTTTAAGTCAAGCCCCATGGCCTTTATCTTACCTGGCTTGCCGTCGGTGTCCGCCCGCTTGCCTTCTTTATCGTAGTATAATACAGCATAACGTTTTTTAGTAATGAATAATCCTTTACTTGCTACGATCTCACGTCCGCCTTTAATAACTTCTCCGCGTGTTTTAGGACAGTGAAACGCATCACCCATGAATTTAACAAAAGTTCCGTTAACTTCTTCGGCGATAGTATCGTACAATTCAACAACACTTTCCCTATTCCATGGAATATTTCCCGATTCGATTTCTTTGCGTAGAGTAGAATATGCTGAAAAATAACATGAGTCAGTGTCACCGTAAATAACTGCTTTACCTACATAATCATATTCACCAGTAATAATTTCATTGATTTTTGCCGCCATGTGTTTAACCACTTGTCGCCCAGTAAGCGTAGTAGACTGACCGATACGATTATCAAAGAAACGACATCCTGCATTAAGAATAGCACCATACAAACTATTTAGGTTAATCTTCTTAACTAGCTGTCTTTTATCCCAGTATTCTTCTTCAATCTTATTACCATTCTTGATACATTCTTTTAGTTTAGTCTGCATATCTTTACGTTCGGCATACCAACGTTTGAGTAATCCTGGAATAATACCCTCTGTTTCATAAGTAAAGATAGTACCGTTAGCTGAAAGCATCCAAGGTTGACCGCTTTCGAATATTAGATCATAAACTTGTGACGCACTAAGAGTATCTTCGCCGCCGCCTTCCCAATCAATGGTAATTTCTCTGCCTACTTCTTTATTCATCACAGATAAGTATTCAACACTGCCAAACATACCTTCCCAAGCACTAGCGAATGATTTTCCTTTGCCCATTTCTGCAGCAATATAATCTTTAGTACCATCTTGACGCAGTTGTCCAACGATAGTTTCCGGACCCATGTTCAACGCACGAATCGCTGACGGATATAGTGAATTAATATCTAGTGAGCCAATCCATTCGTGGATGCCTTTCTTAGGGTAGGCAACATACGCACCAGCAGCCTGTGTATCACCTCGATCATCCATTCTTAAACGATTAGGAACAATCATGCCTCTGCGATGTGCTTCATTGATAATAGCCTGTTCAGTAACTGCTACCGCACCCATTGTAGTTTGAAGTAAAACTGTATTTTCATGCGCGATTGTATTAGCAAGATCTAAGAATTTAAGTTTCTTGTCTAAATTGTCAAGAAGCATTGTGTCATTTCTATTATATTCGATAAACTTTTTAAAGTCATTGTTGTATAATTGATCTAGAGTACCTTCATATTGCGTTTTAGTTTTACCTAATTCGTATTCAGCAATAGCATCTAATCGATAGGTGTGTCTTTCTTCATAAGTATATTTTCGATATAATTCTAAACTATCCATATGAACACGCCCGATAAAGTCATATGTTACTGACATCTTACCGTATTTTTCATATTCGCGTTTTTTAGGATATTGATTCCATAAACAAAATCTTCGTGTATCTTCTTTTGACAGTACCTTGGTTACACGATTAACGGTATACGGAATATCAAAGCCTTCTGAGTTCCAACCACTTAGTACATCAGCATCTTCAATTAAGTTGAGAAACGTGTCAAGCATGTCTGCTTCGCTTTCGAAGAGTAAGGTATTAGGAAATTCTTCAACCTGACGTTGCGCTTCTTCCATACTTAATGTTTTAGGTGGAAGTGCTAGACAAACTAAAGTATCCAACCATTGTAGATGTACTGCAATAGCAGTAATTGGCATAAACGCATCATCTGGACTTGCATACCCACGTTCCGGGTCAAAGTCAACCTCAATGTCGAAGAACGCTACATTTAATTTTGGAGCATCAACATTAAGATAGTTATCTTCTAAACAACGATAGATTGGATTGATATCGCTTTCATAAAGTTTTTTGTTATTATGAATAGCAAGTTCTTTGCGTAATTCTTTGATGTTTTTACAGGTTACACGAGTAAGAGGTTCTCCTTTAATACTCTGATGTTTACCTTTTGGATCTGCAAAATAGAAGATATGCCTTGGTGCATATTCTTTGAAATGTCGTTGCCCATTTTCATCACGTTCAACGATGCGAATAATATCTTGCTCTCTATCATAGAAAGCATCTACGTAACTCATTTATTCTCCTTATGCAACTTCCGGCTTGCAAATACCAAAATGATCATTTATGGCTGATCCAACCTTATTCATTAATTATTTAGCATTCTAATGAGACCAACAGTATCTATCGTAACAAGTAATAGATAATTGGCCAACATACCAAAAGAACCACGGCTGTAACTAGCCCAACCATACATAACACACCCAGCGATCCAGATAGGATAAAGAACAACAAGAGGAGGGTTAGGAACGGTGAGTGCCATAGTAATAGAACAACCAATACTAATGAGCCAAGCAATAAACTCGATAAAAAACCTAAAAGGATAAGTCCTATAATCTTTTTTAGCCCAATTGAATATGTCAACGAAGACATTAGATATTTGATCCATTACTCGCCTGTATTTTTAGTGATGCCTAAAATACCTTCAAGTTCTTCCCATTCTTCTTCGTGCGCTTTCCAATCACCTTTGTGTGCGATCTTAATTGCTTTATTGATAATGCTAGGTTTGATTTGTAGTTCTTCTGCTACTGATTTAACTGTTTCGCGTAAGCCTTCTGAAAGGTCTTCTAACTCACGTAGAACAGTTGAACCTTCTTGTATAAGTTTTTGTAATTTTGCTGCTTCTTCTGGACCGTAAATTTTTGCCATAATATTCTCCTATAACTACTATTATATAGTCAACAAAAAAGCCAGTCAATTAAAATTGCTGGCTTTTTGTTATTTTGGTAATATTACTTTTGGTCTTCTGCTAATACGTCGTACATTTCAAATACGCCGCCCATTCGTTCATAAACTAATCCGGCATATACTTCTTGTTTTGTTGACTCTGTAAATTTAGCAGCAGCAACACGTTGAGCCCAAGAAAATAATGCTTCGTCTTTAGCGTCAATACGTTGTTGACCACCACTTTCCTGTACAAGTTTAATCATGTCTTTGAAAGTTAATTTTGGTTCTACTGATTCTTTAACAGGACGCTTTTTGCCTTTTGGCATCATCTTGCTTTCTTTTTTCACAGCGCCTTTCTTTTTGTCAGCAACTGCTTTCTTCATTGGCTCTTTCTTGTCACCATCTTTGTCCATGTCTAAGAAATCTGGTTTAGCAGCTTCTTTTACACTTTCTTCTTTCTTATCTGATTTCTTTTCTTTCTTGCCTTTGACCATGTTCATGA